AGGGCGACACGATTGGTACTTACGAAGGTGACTTCAACTACACCTACCAGATTGATGACTCTTGGGTTATGGACCAAACTGGTGCAGATAACACTTCTGCCCTGTTCCTGAACCCTGACGTTATCCAGTGGGGTAGCTTGCGTGAACTGGGTCCAAACAACGAAGTGTTCAGTTCTGCTGACGCTTCCTTGGACCAGTACATCATGGAAGGTACGCTGATTGTGCGTAACCCAGCAGGTGTGGCTGTGTTGGCTGCTATCAGCCCAACTGGCGCTGCTGTGACTGCTCCTCGTGCTGCTGGTCAAGTCCAGCGTTACCTGGCTTAAGCTTCAAAGCTTTTCTGAAGGGGCTCCGAAAGGAGCTCCTTTGGTAAAGCATGGAGAAAGCAATGACTGAAGACCAAGACATCAAAGTTAACGAGAAATACTATTCAGAAGGCATTCTGGAAGGCGGCATTGACGGTGTTTTTCGTCATAACGACAAACTGTATAACGAAGTTAAATCAGGCACTTGGTCACAAACATTCAAAACAGATAATATTGACTATAAAGTTGGTGCTATTGATGGCACACGATATGTTCAATATAACCAAAAGAACGTAGAGAACGTTAGAGAGTTTTGCAAGCAACAACGTGAGTTCTACAAGATCCACGGTACTGCAAACCCGTTCTTTGCTGGCACTGCTCACATGATGCAACTGCCAAAATGCTTTGCTCATGAAATCAGTTCAAAGTGGTTCAATAACCGTCCCTGGGAATTGATTAAACAAGACAAAGAAGACAAGATTCTGTTTTATGCGATTGTGAATCAGTACTACAGCGATTTTGTTTGTCACCCTAGCGGAAAAATCCCACTCCCCTATAATCCTGCTGTACCGACCAAATAAGGATGGATCATGTCTCTATATATTCAATCTGCGAACTCTTTGGTCAGCCGTGTTGCAGGTTGGGTCGGGGCAATTCCATCTTCTATTAACATTAACGTCACAGCGGTAAACACAACCACAGGTGTTTTGACAACATCTGCTGACGCAACTGCTTTGGTAAGTCCTGGCGACTTTATCAGCCCAAACATTCGTGGTCCTTTTACGGCCATTTTGTCCACAACCAGCACAACCATTACTGTCAGCGATCCTGATGACACATGGAGTGGGCTGACTCTTCCTGTTGCAATTCTGAAGATTCCTACTCAATCTTCTATTGAGATCATGAATTGCGTCCAAATGGCAGAGTTGAAGATGCGGACGATTGAGCTTCCTGCTTTGCGTTCAAATCCTTACGATCCAAACAACCCCACCATTTTGACAACCAACGCAGAGGGTATGGCTCCTATCCCTGCGGACATGGTGTTCCCAATCTTGTTTTTCCAAGAGTCACCGCCTTCTGACCAACCACCAGGTGCATCTGCCTTGGGCCCTTGGATTGTGTATGACCGTGTGGGTGACCGAGAAATCATTCGTCGCAGGATGATTGACCAACTGTACATTCGGCCTTTTGGTGTTCCTCGGGTTATTCGTGCTTCTTTCTCTGAAGTCGGTCCCAACTATGTGTTTACGCCAAACCCTGGTGATAACGTCACCATCAAGGCTTATTATCAAAAGACATTCCCATTCTTGTTTAGCCCAACTGGTGATGCAAGTGATCCTATTGTGCAAAGCAATGCAATTCTCGCCTCGTTCCCTGAGGGTTATTTGTATGGCACTTTGCAGTGCTATTACGACAAAAACAAGAATGTGGAAGAAGCTCAAAAATGGCAAGTTCGTTTTGACGATTCATACGGTCTGATTGAAGACCAAAACTACAAAGGCAAATGGCGTGGTGGAGATCAGCATTTGACCTCCGAATTCCAGCCTCGCAACTACCGTTACAGCTTCAAGTAAGGAAAAAACATGGCAACCAGCAGCCTTTACGGGACATCTTCCGAATCAACAGGTTTGTATGGCATTGGTGCTGCTTCTGGCGGCACTTATTTTGAATGGTTTATTTTTCAAGATTCTGCAACTGCTCCAGCAACACCCACAGGTGGCTCTTGGAGCTTTACAACCAATACTGGTACTGCTCCATCAGGATGGTTGAATGCACCTCCTGCAAGCCCTGTTAACCAGGTTTGGGTGTCGATTGCTGTTGTTGATTCCCGCAGCACATCTACGCTTACTTGGTCTACTCCAGGATTGATGACTGGATCTGGCCTTCCTGTGCTTACAGGTGCTGGTGTTCCTTCTTCTGGTACTGGCTTGAATGGTCAGTTGTACATCAATACAAGCACAACCCCTCAAAGTCTGTACAACAAGCAATCTGGTGCTTGGGTTCAGTTGACTGGCTCTACGTTGTACGCAACTGCTGGTGCTAACACCAACATCACCTCTTTGACAGGCATTACTGGTGGGATTAGCTCTCCTACTTACTTGCAGTTGAGCACTTCTGGTGGTGGTTCTTCTGCTGTGGGTAAATTCCAATGGGATTCAACATTTGGTGGTCCAGCAGTTGGTATGGCTGGTGGCAATACAACTCTTAACATTGGTCAAGACGAGTTTGTCTATGTGTATAACAACACTGGATCGACCATCACCAAAGGTCAGGTTGTTTATGTTTCTGGCTCTCAAGGCCAAAGATTGACTGTTGGTTTGGCTCAAGCCAATGCTGATGCCACATCTATTTCTGTTCTTGGATTTGCCAATGAATCTATTGCAAACAACTCCTCTGGTTTTGTTGCTTCTGTAGGTTTGGTTTCTGGCATCAACACTAACGGCTTTGCTGATGGTGTTTCAATCTGGCTGTCTCCAACAGTCCCTGGTGGATTCACAGTAACAAAACCTGTTGCTCCTAACCATTTGGTGCTTCTTGGTTATGTTGTTAAAGGTGGCAGTACTGGTGGTGGCTCTATTTTTGTGTTTACACAGAATGGTTATGAGCTGGATGAGCTGCATGATGTCCGGATTACCAGTGTTGCCAACAAGAACTTGTTGCAATACGACAGCTCGGTTCCTGCTTGGGTGAACATTGCTGGTCCTAGCGGTGCGATTGTTGGAACTACTGATACACAAACATTGACCAACAAGTCAATTAGCGGATCAGCAAACACTCTGACCAACATTCCAAATTCTGCATTGGTGTATGACAGCGTTAACGTCAATGGCGTTGATCTGACTTTGGGTGCTGTCCAGTTGTTGGGTGCTGATTGGATTTTGCCTTCTTACGCAGGTAACGCTGGTAAGGTTTTGGCTATAAACCCTTCTGCAAGTAATGTTCAGTGGATTGCTGCTGGTGGTGTTGGTACTGTTACAAGCGTTGACGTATCTGGTGGCACTACTGGTTTGACCACATTCAATGGTCCTATTACTGCTGCTGGAACGATTACCCTGGGTGGTACTTTGTCGATTGCCAACGGCGGTACAGGTCAAACATCTGCAACTGCTGCTTTTAACGCTCTTGCACCTTCACAAACAGGCAACAGCGGAAAGTATCTGACTACTGATGGCACAAATACTTCATGGGCTGCTAACCCATTGGGTACGGTAACTTCTGTTGGTGGTACGGGAACTGTTAATGGCCTGACATTGACTGGCACTGTTACCACCTCGGGTAACCTGACATTGGGCGGTACGCTTGATCTTACAAGCCCACCAGCAATTGGTTCTACTACAGCGAACACTGGTGCTTTTACTACGCTGTCTGCATCGTCTACTGTCACCCTTTCTGGTGGCACAGCCAACGGCGTGGCTTACCTCAACGGCTCCAAAGTCCTGACCACTGGGTCTGCGCTGACGTTTGATGGGACATCGCTTGCAACTACGGGACTTGTCAGTGCTGCTGGCGGGGCGTTTAGCGGAAACATCAACCCAACATCCGGGTCTTCTGTAGAAATCACCTACGTTTCTGGTGTTGGCTACGTTACATCGTACAACCGCACTTCATCTGCTTGGACAGATTTGTATTTCAGGGCTGGCACAAACACAATTTGGTCTGCTTCTGGAACCGAAGCCATGCGCCTGACCGGCACAGGTCTGGGTATTGGTACGAGTTCGCCTTCTTATAAGTTGGATGTTGTTGGTGCGCTTCGCGTAACCAATGGTGCTGGCAATGAAGCGCTTTTGGTTACTGGAAATTCAAATACAGCAAGTCTCCAGCAGAACGGTTCTGCGCTCTACTTCAACAGCAATACAAACACCACTGGCGGTTCATTCGTATGGCGAAATTCAAGTTCGTATACAACACTGGCAACCCTCGACTCCTCCGGCAACCTCGGCTTGGGGGTTACTCCGAGTGCTTGGAATGCCACGAACATCAAGGCGCTACAAATCTCCAATGGCGGCTTTGCAAACAATGGCGGCTCTGGATTTATCACCAACAACGCTTTTTACACTGGTGGTGGAGCTTATACACCCACCTACATCGCATCTAACCCAGCGCAAATGATTGCGTTCAACCGTGCTGGTGGCAACGACATTCAGTTCCTGACAGCAGCCTCCGGCACAGCAGGTAACGCTATCAGCTTCACGCAAGCGATGACGCTGGATGCGAGTGGTAATTTGTTGGTGGGGACTACGAGTCAAGTTTTAGGTACTGCGCGGGCTGTTTTTGATACATCAGGCTTGGGGGTCGTTTCAAGAACTAGCGCTGGTGCATCAGAGGCCGCCATAACAGCTATAAATTCTGCAACAACGGGCAATAACCAATTTGTGTGGTTTTACTCTGATTCAAATGTCTTTAGAGGCTCTATTGAGTTCAATCGTGGCGCGGGCCTTGTTTCGTACAACACCACATCTGACTACCGTGCTAAAGACATCTTTGGCCCCGTAACTGACAGCGGTGCATTGATTGACTCAACCCCTGTGTACATGGGCAAGATGAAAGGCGCTACACAAGAGCGCCCGATGTTCATTGCTCACGAAACGCCTGAGTACGCTCACACCGGCGAAAAAGATGCCGTGGATGCTGAAGGCAACCCTGTGTTCCAGCAGATGGACGCAAGCGCTCTTATCCCGGTGATGTGGGCTGAGATTCAATCTCTCCGCGCTCGTCTTGCAGCAGCAGGTATTGCATGATCGAACGCATCCTGACCCGCTTGAACTCGATCCCTGCTGACAAGGTGTTTCACTTTGCTGGTGGGGCAATCTTGTTTGCTGCGGCTGTGCCGTTCATGCCGCCTGCTTATGCTTTGGCTGTGGCTGTCGTTGCTGGGTTTGTCAAAGAACTGTACGACAACCTGAACAAGACCAAACACACTCCTGATGTCTGGGACGCTCTGGCTACATCTGCTGGCGGCGCTCTGGGTTTTTTCTGCACTTTCTACTGAGGACTCATCATGACCATTACTTGGAAAATCACACAATGTGACCGACTGACCTCGGACAACTTCATCACCACTGCCCATTGGACTGCAACAGCCGTTGATGGCGATTACAGTGCCTCCATCTATTCAACCTGTGCTTTTACCAAGCCTGAGGCAAACGTTGATTTGACGCCTTACGATGAGGTTACAGAACAAGACGTTCTTGGTTGGTGCTGGTCTGACGGTGTAGACAAAGACGCTACCGAAGCTGCTTTGATTGCTCAGATTGAATTGCAAAAGAATCCTGTCATTGCTGCTGGTGTGCCTTGGGCTACGGCATAATCCAAACAGGCAATCCGCCTATAACCAAGGAATTGAAATGGAATTGAAACTTGAAGCAAATGAGATCAACTTTATCTTGCAAGTATTGGGAGAGTTGCCTAGCAAAACTGGTTGCTTTCCCTTGATTGTCAAGATTAAAGAACAGGCTGAATCTCAAATACCCAAAGAAGAACCTGTGCAATAAGGTACACCATGAGCGATTACACGCAAGCCTACTTTTCTTCTTTCTTTGAATATAAAGAAGGAAACTTGCTTTGGAAAAAAGACAGAGCAAGAGGAAAAATAAAAGCTGGAAGTGTAGCTGGCAATGTCACTTCAAGCGGGTATTTGCGTGTGATGCTTGATTACAAAGAATACCCATTGCACAGAATTGTTTTTTTCTTGCATCATGGGTATTTTCCTGTTGTTGTTGACCATATCAATGGCAACACACTAGACAATCGTATTGAAAATTTGAGAGACGCAACAGATCAAACGAATCAATACAATCGCAAACGCGGTAAAAATAACTCTAGCGGGTGCAAGAATGTTTCTTGGAACAAAACAAACAATGTTTGGCAAGTTCACATTAGATGCAATAAAAAAGTTAAAAGTTGGTATGTAAAAGATTTTGAACTTGCCGAGCTTATTGCAAATGAAGCAAGGGCTTTGTATCACGGAGATTTTGCAAATCATGGCTGACTATCAAAGATTACGTACTCCATTTATAAATCTCAGCTTTACGCCTGATGTGCCTAGTAACGCTCTTGGAACAACCGAATACAACAGTGGCCTGAATGTTGAGGCCGATGTTCGTGGTATCAAAAAGGTTGGTGGAGAGGAGGAAATCCTCTCTGCCATTCCTGGTAACACAGTATTCATGGAAGGTGGTTTCCGCACTGAAGCCATATGGGTATACGTTGCTGCTACTCGTGAGGGTAAATGGTATATGGTCACTTCCAGTGGCATTACCAATATTACTCCCGGTGTAGGAGCCAATCCAAACGTAGCTTTGTCTGGTTACTCAGATAACGTCAACATCACAGCTTCTTGGGTTGGTGGTGTTTTGTTTATCAATGACAATTTGCGTAACCCAATGTATTTTTTGCCAACAGCAACTGAAATTGCTTTGACATCTGATGCTCAATGGAATTACACGCCTAGTGTTAACGCAACTCGTGCTGGGTTTGTTCGTAACTTTTGCTCTCCAAACGTTGGCAACATCTTGGTTGCAGGTAACCTGACTCAAGACCTGACTGCCGGGACAACTGTTAACTACCCAACAACCATTCGTTGGTCTCAAGCTTTTGCCAATACTGGCATTCCTCAGACTTGGGTTCCAACTTTGACAAACGTAGCCAACGAACAAGAAGTTCCTGTTCGTGGTCCATTAATTGATGGGTTTGTCCTTGGTGGCAACTTCTATATGTGCTCCTATTGGGACACAGTAGTGATGTCTCCTATTGCCTATCAAAACAGCACAGCACCAGTATTTGGTGTTCGACTGTTTAACCAGGGTCGTGGGTTGATCAACAACAACTGCTGGTCAAACACTGATTCAAATGTCTATGGTGTTGATAGCCGAGACATCTGGGTTTTTAACGGTTCTGATTTCACCCCTCTTGGCAACCAAAAGGTTCGTGATTACTTTTACGGCAATCTGTCTACAACGTATTCTGACCGTGTTTTCATGGTCAACAATACTCAAAAGAACCAGATTGAGATTTACTACCCTGACCTGACTTCCACTGGTTGGTGTAACAAGATGTTGTCTTGGCGGTATGACCTGCAAATATGGAATGCCCCCAAAGACATTGCCAATGCTTGTATGGGCACAGAAGGCCCTGTATTCACCTCAGGAGCGTTTAAATACGCATCCCGTACTGTTGTATATGCCCAAGGGTCTACAGCAGCTTCTAAGATCATTCAGACCAACAGAACTAATGGTTTTAGAGGTGCTGCTATTCCTACTTTGTTTGAGCGTACAAACCTTGTTTTGCAGACAGAAAAAGGACCTGTTCCTTATTCGTCCAAAGTGTATGTTCACCGTGTTTTGCCTGAGATTGCCGGATCTGGTTCTGTTGACATCACTATTGGTGGTGCTAACTCAACCCAGCAAAATCCTACTTATGGTGAATCAGGAACTGTTTCTATTGACACAGATAATCCTTGGGTAACAACACAACAAAATGCTGTTCGGACAATATCAGTTAAGGTAGAGTCAAATGACGCTACAGATGCTTGGAATATGACAGCACTGAACTGGCAAGCAACCATTGTTGAGGACGCTTTCTAATGCCTTTCCTTCTTGATGGAAACCCTACAGAATCCGAAATATCGGAAGCAGTCAATTATTTGCTTGCAAACTTTGACAGCAGTGTTTCGTCTGATCCAAACACAGGTCAGGTTACTGGTCCTACTGGGGAAGTTATTGGCTACCTGTATCAATACATGGCTGTTAAATATGCTGACAGCTTTGATGGTTCGGTAAACTTCAGTAACAGCCCAACAAACAGGTTGTATTACGGCGTTAGGAATAGCAGTGATCCTACTGAATCTTCAAACTATGCTGATTATGTTTGGTCTGAAGTAACTGGTGGTTTTGGTCTTACCAAGTCTCTTTGGTATATCTCTACTGGTGGACGGCAAATTCAATTTGCTGTTTCTGTTTCTGCTCCTGATGTAGGTTGGTTAATTGATCCAGGATCGTCCATTGATTTGGATGTGGTGACTTCAGGCAATATTCCTGTTATTGCTGAATCATTTGTTCCTTATTTCACACCAAACACCTTGCAAGTACCAAGGACTGGTGCTCCACTGGCCCCAGTATTTACAAACATTATCCCGGTAATGTATGCAACAGATGCAAGTGCTGTTGTTGCTTTTGTTGATGCTCAAACAGATACTGCGGTTAACTTTGTAAATAACACTTGGCGTATCGGCAATAGTTCAACTACTGGTTATGGCGATATTTCCAAAACCAACATTACTATTGGTGACCCAACTGATGCTGGTGATTATGCTCAATGGCCCAATCCAACAGCGATGTCTGCAAGCCCTGCTTACATTACTGTTCCTGTTCGGTATAAAAACAGTTTAGGTGTTGTTGCTCAAGCTGGTGTTGCTTCTGTTCAGTTAGTGTTTACTGATCCAGGTGCTACTGGTCCTACTGGTAGTGCAGGTCCTACTGTTGACATCAATGGATACACAGCGTTTGTTCAAAATGCAGGAGGAGCATTTACTCCGCCTACTGCAACATTGACTGCTGTAACAACCAACGTTACAGCCCCAACATATAGCTGGACCATTTCAGGAGCAAACCCAACTACTGCAAGCACTGCATCTGTTGTTGTCACTCCCACAAGTTCATCTACTGGTGTTTCTGTTTCTTTGACGGTTAACGGCACTAACTTGTTAGCTCCCATCACAAAGACAATGGAAATGCCTGTTGTCTATGACGGTGCTGCTGGATCTGCTGGTGCTAATGGGGTGATGTCTGCTTTCCCAACCATCTACATTTGGACAGGATCGTCAGTTCCTCCTACAAGGCCTTCAACCACATCTACCTACACTTGGTCCACTGGAGCTTATTCAGCGCCTTCTGGGTGGTATACAGAGGCTCCTAGCAACACTGTCCCCGGCAACTATCTGTGGAGCATCACTGTTCCATTGAATGCTTCTGCAACAACCGTAAGTTCCACGTTGGATTGGACAAACGTAGCTTACCCAATTCGGGCTATTGCTTACAACGGGACAAATGGAGCAAATGGAGCAGCAGGTTTGAACGGCACAAGGACTGCAATTCTTGATGTCTACCAGTGGTCTGCAACTGCTCCCACACTGTTCCCAACAGGATCGTCCACCTATACCTGGGCGACAGGGCAATTTACTGCTCCTGCTGTTTTGAATGGCTGGAGTTTGACTCCTCCTGCCTCTGTTCTTGGCCAAACTTTGTGGATTGCTCGTACTTTGTATGCCGATACAAACACTACAGCAACCTCGTCTGTCACATGGAGCGCATCAACTGCTGTTCCTGCTGGAGCATCTGGCTCCAATGGTGCAACTGGTGCAACAGGTGCAAACGGTTCAAGAACAGCGTTTCTTGAGGTTTATCAGTGGGCTGCAACTGCTCCAACGTTGTTTCCTTCTGGTACATCTACTTACACTTGGGCTGATGGTTCTTTCACTGCCCCATCGACTCCCAATTCATGGAGTTTGACTCCTGGCTCGTCTACGCCTGGTTACACCTTGTATGGTTGCTCAGTGCGTTATGCCGACACCAACACAACTGCAACTTCATCTGTTACTTGGTCAACCAGTACTGCCTACATTGTTGGCGTTGCTGGAAGTAACGGTGCAAACGGTACAAACGGCACAAACGGGACAAATGGTGCTGCTACCTATGTGATCACCCGTTCTGCAAATGATAGTTCTGCTCCAACCAACGCAGAAGTCAGTGCTTTGCTTGGACGCAATCCTGTTGCTGGTGACATTTGTACAGTGTCATACAACACTGCCAACAATGCTGTTGTTTATAGATACACAACTGCTTGGGCTTTGTTTCAGACGTATATCACTGGTAATTTGATTGTCCAAAACACAATTACCTCAGACAAACTTAGCGTAAATACATTGTCTGCAATCAGCGCAGACATGGGGCAAATTACTGCTGGAACAATTCGCCTTCCTGCTTCTGGTTCAAGTTACATAATAATTGATGGAGCAAATAATAGAATTGATGTTTATGATTCGGGAGTTTTGCGTGTTAGATTAGGAAATCTATAATGTCATTTGGATTTCAAATTTATAGCGGAACAACTGGAGCCCTAGTTGAAAGCATTTCATCTGATACTCCTCCTGGGGTATTAATTGAAACATTTACATATACTTGGTCTTTAACTCCATTAGTTAAATCATATACAAACTTCCCTGGTAAATCTTTGTTTCCAATATTGAACTCTTTAAGTGTTTTTGGAAGTTCAGTTGATATAGCAATTGATAACACAAATAAAACAATAACAATAACCGGAACTGGGACACTAACAGGCCGCAATAATGCAATTATTGTTGTGCTAGGCATTTAAAGAGACAAGTATGACATTTGGTTTAAACATATTGTCTTCTTCAGGCGACATAGCTTTTAGTACAGAAAACAGAAGCTACAGCTTTTCCACTCGCCTTACTCTTTTTTCCACAACTATTGGGACAACTGAAGTTTACCGAACAACAGTATCTAGCCCGTTTGGGATGCCATTGCTTTTTTATGTTCCAACATCTCCAGGTATTGGATACAGCGGTGCAAACATTACATCAGTTTCTGGCTCGGATTACACTTTTTCTATTTATACAAGTGATACACAAACTCCATCAATAACTCCATTGCAAGTTTATGTATTTCTTCCGCAAAGTACTACAGCAACTGGATATGGTTTAAATGTATATGATAATTCTGGAAATGTAACATTTAGCACAGGCACTCGCACTTTAAAAATTCAAGCGTATTACATTACGCAAACATCAAACGCTTATCCAACTCCTCCATCTTTACCATTAACATTTGGGTCTATACCATCTCAATATGCAATATGTAGCGCATCTTTTGGTGGTCAAGCTCAAGCAATAAGTCCAGCCATTGGAACAAGGCTTTGGATGATGGGAGCCAGGATAACAACAGGTGGAGTTATGGAGTTTGGAAGGGTATTGATCGCAGGTGGCGTATCAAACCCATTGTTTAACTATACATTTATGGTTGGCCGTCAATATGTTCCTATTATTGACAAATCATTGTACGATTGACAAAAATATAAAGGATAAATCATGGGCTCTCCAATCTCTCAAGTAGCATCGTCTACCCAACCTCAAGGCAAAGGAGCTTCTCAGCCTCCTAACTTTGCACAGCCAGCAGGTCCTCAACAGCAAATTGATTCTCCAGTTACTGGCTTGAATAATCAGCCAAGTAATGGTCAAAGTTTCAATCAAACAATAGGCAAGGGTGGCGCAAAGTCTGTACAGCCAACCACTACAAACTCTGCCACTTCTGGACAGCCACAATTGGGCCGAGCAAATAACTATTCCAATACTGTTGGACAGTGGGATAATGCGTCTATTCAACCTCGCCAGACACAATCTGGGAAAGGCAAAGGGTACTAATCATGGGTGGCGGAAAAGGTTCTAGTTCAACTCAGGTGCAGATGACACCTGAACAGCAGCGTGTTCTTGGCATTCAAGCTAATGCTCTTGAACAAACGTTTATGCCAGCCTATCGAAAGACAATTGGCATGGCTGAAGATGCTTTTAGTAGAACATCTCCTGCTGCTACTACTGCTGCTCAAACAGCGATGGATGTGTCAGGTCGTGCTGGTGCTCTTCAAGAGGCCTCTGGTGCTCTTGGTTTGACAACTGGTATGTCTGGCCTTGCCTCCTTGTTTGACCCTCAATACGAGCAACAGCAAGTTGATGCTGCTTTGCAAGCTGGTCGTGAATCAGGTCGGGAAGAGATGAATCAGCAAGTTGCTGGTTATGGTGCTGCTGGTGGTTTGGGTTCTGCTCGTCAGGCTTTGGCTTCTAAAAACTTGGCATCATTGCAAGAACAACGTCAAGCTACTGCTGCTGCTACTGCTCGTGCTGGTGTCCAGGCAAACAAAGCTGCTGCTGCCAAAGAGCTGATGACTGGTGGTCAGGTTCAACTTACTGCTGCTCAACAAGCTGCTGCTGGTCGTGTTGGTTTAGCTCAGACACCTCAAGACATCTTGGCTAAGTATGCTTCTGTTGTGTACGGTACGCCACAAGGGTCTACCACTCCAAACTTTGCTGGCACACAAGGTCAGAGGGCATCCAGCAAGGGCTTTGGCTTCTAAGGAATCATCATGGCAGATACACCTTTCGGTCTTAGCTTTGGCAACCCCAGTAAATACATGGGGCAAAGTCCTCTTGCTGAAGTTGGTAAGGCAATCAAGACTGGCCTTATTGGTTATGGCATTCAGAAGTCTGGCCTAGAGGATTGGCTTAATGAAAAAGGCATGAACAAAAACAAGCAAGGTGGTTATGAATATAAAACTCCTGCTGGCGCTATTCCTCCTGCTGTAAAAGCATCTGCACCAGTGGCTCCTCCTGCTCAAGTTCAATCAATGGTTCCTGTGGCTCCTAGTGCTGTTCCTGCAGAAGTTCCACCGCAACCTCAAGTTGATTTCGGACCACCATCTGATATTGGTGACAGAATTCTGAATGACAATTGGCATGAACCAATTTCTGATCTGACAAACAAAACAGATTTCAATCCAGTTGCTCAACAAACTGGTTACAACCAGATGCTGAACACTGGTAATGAGTATCAGCAAATGCCTGGTTACGGCAAGTTGCAAAAAACAATCCAGACAATGTTTGGGATGGGATAAGGAAACATCATGGCAGATCCAACAATGACTGACGGCTTGTCACAAAATCCCAATGCAGTAGCTGATACAGCCATTGCAAATCGTGATGTTGGCGCTTTGACTCAAATTGCCAAAGACAACATTGGCACACCAGCATCTGATGTTGCTTTGCGTCTTGCCAAAACCATTCAGGAAAACAGCTCTAAATTTAATCAGATGGTTGCCCCTATTGAGAAGGCAGGTGGTCCTGCTACTCCTGATGGGCGCATTCAGATTGCCAGCACATTTGAAAGTGTTGCCGACAAACCTCAGTGGGGTACAGCCCTGTTGAAGTATGTGATGGGTGACAAAATTGGTGCTGTCAAACAGATTACTGGTGGTGACATTACCAAGAAAGTCACTTACGATAACAACGGCAATCAAATCCTTGAAACTCACAATGCTCTAGGTGAGCCTCTTTCCTACTTTGATCGCAAATTAAATCGTCCTATTAGCCAGCAAGAATATGCTGAAAGGGTTGGTGGTATTTCTTCTTGGGAAAACACTCTTAAGGGACAAACCGAAAAGAAGGTTCGTGAAGAGAGTGCTGGGCTGATGGTTAAAGAAGAGAATCAAGCCAATAACTGGTATCAGTTGTTGACATCTCATCGCCCATTGCTTGAGTCCAACTACAACGATTTGAAGACATTTAAGTCTGATATTGACCCCAAGTTGTACAACCAGATTGTTGGCGCTGTTAGCCAATCTATGGGGCAAGCAAATGCCAAGTCCAACAACAAGAGTTCTTTGAACCAGTTGCAGGATGCTTTGACAAGGGGTGAATCTGTCAAAGTTGATGAGCGTTTGATTTCTTCTTTGCGTCTTAATCCTAAGCTCCTTGGTACAACCTTGGAGGTCAAAGGCGACCAACTGGTTAGCAAAGACAACAGCTTTAGCGTAAACGCAAACAAGCTTAAGCAACTGCAAGAAACCGACAACATCAGTTCTGAATCTACAAAGAATGCTTCTAGCACCATGTCTAGCATTGCTGAAGCAGAACGTCTTGGAAAACTCAATCCTGTGCAAGCTCAACGTTTGCGTCGGGTAATTGAGACTAGCCAGCAAATGGGCCGTGAGTTGGTTGATGCCACAGAAAAGTTTGGCAAGCCTTCTATTGTTTCTTTGCCAACATCTTCTACATTTGTTGATAAGCAAGCACAGACACTTGCTCAGACCCTGCAAAGCTTGCAAAACGCTGATCAGATGGCTGAGTACATCAAGTACCGCAATAATGCTATGGAAGGCCATAAGCAAACCAATACTGTGCCTTTGCCAGGTCAGATTGGTACTGGCTTTACCATGCAGCCTTTGTCAAAAGAGATTCGCAGTTTCTATGCTAACGAAATCAACAAAGTAATGGGTGATGAGTACACAGCAAGAAAAGCTCCTAGAGACACAAAGATTGATGTGAAATTCCCTCAATCTACTCCTGAGGCTCGTCCTGCTGGACCTGTTGCTCCTCCTAAATCAAAGCCTTCTTTGGCTGAACTTAGAAAACAAGCTGGGGGTTAATGATGGCATTTGATGAAGCAAAATTTCGCGCTAGTGCAAAAGCTGCTGGTTATTCTGATGCGGACATTGATGCTGAACTGAAGGGTTCTCCTACTGGTTCTGCTCCTGCTCCTAGCATGGATGATCAGTTTGCCGAGAGAGAGCGCAAGCTGCGTGAAGAGTACGACAAGAAAGTAAAGCAAGCCACAACATCTGAAGTTACTGTTGGCGACCGTACTTTTGAGATTCCAAGTTTCTTCACTAGCACTGCTGGTTTGGTTACTGGCACTGGTGCTGTTATTGGTGCTGGTACTGCTTTGTATGGTGCAAGCAAAGTAGCTCCCGCCGTTTATCAAGCAGTAAAAAACCGTTGGATTAACAAGGTTCCCGAGATTGATCGGACCATTGATATTCCAATGGATGCAACGCCTGTTGCTCCTGTTGCAACCCAAGCAACTACTGAGCTTGCCAAACCTGCTGCTCCTGCTGTACCAGACCGTCTGCAAAGAGCTGCCGAGATTATTGAAGCCAACCGCCAAGCAGGTATTGGTGGTCAGCCAATGGCCCCTGTAGCACCCGTAGAAGCCGCTCCTATGGCTCCTGTTGCACCAGTAACTCCTACTGCACCAGTGGCTCCTGTTGAAGCTCCTATCTCCACTCCTTTGTCTTCTGCTCCTGTTGATGCTCCTGCTCCAACGCCAAGTGCAAAACCAGGATCTGTTGTTACAGAAGTTGTTGTTGATGAGATCAAGAACTTGATGCAGGATGCTGACAAGCCTGTTGCTCCTCCCGGTGAGTTGCGTACAGGTACAGGCAAGGTTGCATTCCCTGGTACAGGCCCAGAAGCACCTATCTCCAAGCGTACTGGACAGCCTCAATTCAAGCCTGAGTATGCAAGCATGGCAGATGTTCCTAAGGGCTATGCTGTTGTTCCTGATGCCCAATATATTGATGCTTTGCGTCAAGACCTTGGTCAACTTGAATACACCAAAGCCTTTACTGGCCGTGACTTCCCCACTGATTACGAAAAAGCCATTGCCACTGGCAAAGACATCAACCGTTCTTTGGGTCGTGCAACAAGGGAAGAAGCTAAAGCTGCTGGTTTGCCTTATGGGGAAATTACTCCTGGCATTGCTCAGAAAACAACTTCCGGCAAGAAGCTGGTCACTGTAGGTGGCAAAGCAGGTATTGCAGGTGCTTTGGTATCTTTGGCTGATCTTGCAAAAGCAGAGACTGCTGCTCAACGAGGCATGGCAGGGGCTAACTTGCTTGAGGCTGTCCTACCCCCTAGCATGATGATTGGTGGTGCTGGTGAGGGTTCTAGTGCTGTTCCTAGCGTTGATGCAGCCATGTTGTTGGGTAGCCCTTATGCCCAAACAGAGATTGCCAAGAAGCGTAGACAGCAAGAAGAATATACTCGCAAGGTCGGTGCTGGTCGTGGCATCGCTCCTCCATCTGCTTACATGAGATAAATCATGGAAAAAGAAGTATCACACGCAGAAATATATGCTCGACTTATCTTGGTTGAGGAAAAAGTAGATCGCATTGACCAAAATACACAAGGTGTAGTGAAGGCTTTTGAAGCTGCATCTGGTGCTTTCTTGGTTCTTGAAATGCTTGGGAAAATTGCAAAGCCTGTACTTTTTGTTGGTGGATTATTTATTGCTGCTGGAGTTTGGTGGCAATCGGTAAAAGATCACCTGAAATGAAAGACTTTGCCGAGGCTTTTGTCGCGGCAGTCTTCATTGTCGGTATCGTCATCTGGACAGCCAAAGTATTGGTTGAGTTGTTATGGACCCGTTAACCGCATTAGCTGCTGTATCTGCTGCTGTAAACCTGGTCAAGAAGGCCGCCAAGACTGTTGATGATGTCCGCAGCTTGGGGCCTGTATTGGGCAAATACTTTGATGCCAAGGCTGATGCTGTCAAAGTCCTAGATGAGGTCCATAAAGGGGGTTTTAAGGGCTCCAACATGGGTAAAGCTGTCGAGCTTGAGTTAGCCCTTGCTGATGCTCGAAACTTTGAAGAACAAGTTAAGCAGTTGTTCTTTCCCCATAACATGGACATTTGGGAAAAAATTGTTGCTCGTCGCAAACAGATGGATGAGGACGATAAGGCTCAACGCAGAAGAGCTGCTGATGCTGCTATACAAGCTCGTAAAAAGCGCAAAGAAAATTTTGAACTCTGGACCGCTATTACGTTAGCAACGATTGTCCTTGTTGTGCTCCTGTGGATTGGTGTTGAACTTCTCTACTATTGCAAAGAGGTCAAGTGTGGAAAGTAAGGAGTAAACATGAACGATATTCTTGCAGGGCTTTTGAAAAACATTGCCCCTGGTCTTGCAACCGTTGTTGCTGGTCCTCTTGGTGGTGTTGCAGTAAAAGCCATTGCTGAAAAACTTGGTGTGGCTGACACTGTTGAAGCTGTAACAAGTGCTATTCAATCCGATCCAGATGCAGCATTAAAGCTTGCTGAAATTGACCTTAAGCAGTTTGAGCTTGAGTCCAAAGATCGTGACAGCGCCCGTGAGCGTGAGGTTGGATTAGCTGCTGCTGGTGGCTCAAAGTTTGCACAGCTTGTGATGCCTATCCTGGCTGTTGGCACTGTTTCTTTGACCTACCTGTTTGTTGGTGTTTTGCTGTTCAAGATTGTTCCAACTGAACAACAGCAACTCATCATTTTTGCTCTTGGTTTTATGACTGCAAGTGCTCAACAGGTGCTGTCGTATTATTTTGGCTCTTCTAAATCTTCTCAGGACAAAACCGTTGCTTTAACAAAAGGCGCTAAATGATTACTGCTGAACAACTCAAACAGCTGAACATTTCTGAAGACTGGCTGGAGCCTTTGAACGAGGCTTTCCAACGCTATGAGATCAACACCCCATTGCGGATGGCTGCTTTCATTGGTCAATGTGCCCATGAGTCTGGCAACTTTAAGACCCTGCAAGAGAACCTGAACTACTCTGCTGAAGGTTTGTGCCGTGTTTGGCCTTCACGCTTTCCCACATTGGAATCTGCACAGCCTTACCACCGCAATCCTGACAAGATTGCTGACAAGGTTTATGGTGGCCGTATGGGTAACGGTACTGAAGAAACAGGAGAGGGCAGCTTGTACAAGGGCAGAGGTCTTATCCAATTGACAGGCAAAGACAACTACACCTTGTGTGGTGATGCTCTTAACGTGGACTTTATCCATTCACCTGACTTGATCCTGGCTCCAAAGTATGCTGCTTTAAGTGCTGCTTGGTATTGGAACAAGCGTGGTCTTAACAAAGAGGCCGATGCAAAAGACTACACCGCCATGACCAAAAAGATCAATGGCGGCGTAATTGGTTTAGATGACCGTATCAAGCACATCAAGCACGCCTTGGACGTTCTAGAAGGCTGATAGGCATATAACAGCAAGCTTCTGAAGCACTTGTTTCAACCAGAACCACTGGTGTTCTGTATGTCACTTGTTGCTTTGGATGGTTGATGTACCTTTTGCAGTTGTGGCAGTAGTGATCTGGGTATTCTGGATCACACCTTGCAACATCAAACAGTAGGGGCATCATCCTTAATTCCTTACGCAATAAATTCATAAAAGTTTTCTTTGGTAAAACCTTTTTTTCTGCCGTACTTGATGTGAAAATCAAGATGACATCTAAAGCACAAAACAACTCCATTTTCAATATTTAGCATTTCTTCTGGATATTCTTGAACGCCCATCAAATGATGCGCTTGCAACTGTTCTGTTGTGTTGCATTTTTGGCAACTGCAATCACGCTCCAAAACAGCTTTTCTCCAATGTCGGCGCATAGCAAATGAAACTGCTTTTGCTTTTAATACGCTGGTATCCGTAACCGTTCTTGGATTTTCCAAGCCACATAAATGTTTTTTGCATCCACATGACTTGGAATTTTTGCTTCTTAGATTTAACAAAGTTATTGATTTTTTGTTGCCACAGTCACATTGGCATAACCATGTGGTTTTACCTGTAGAGTCCTTTCCATCACTGTAAAGGGCTGTAAGCAATCCAAATCTTTGACCAGTCAAATCAATCTTTTTCACTGTATTCAAGCTCCAATAACAGTTGACAGTAATGAATGGCTTTCCGAATGTCTTCGGCTCCATTCTTTTCCTTGTATCGTGTTATGTATTTTACAACATTTCCGGCACAAAACCCCAGATTGTTGGCTAGGATGTAGACAACAGGCTGAATGGTTTTGTCCTTGTAGTGATTGCCTGAGATTTGTTTTTCAAGGGCTGATGTTTTGCTGGTGGCAGACACATAGACCACTGTTGAGCAACCGTGTTGCAAACAAGCTACTGGTGTTGGACAGGTATCACAAAGCATCACGACTCCTTTTGGAAGATCCCGTTAGGCAGCAAAGTCCCTTTGCGGTCCTTAATCTGCTCATAGGCATGCTCAAAACAGCTTACAAGGTTCAAATCAGCAGTGGCACAACCCATCACAAGGGTAACAAGAATATCGCCGTATGCGTCGATCATTGCATTCCTGTCCTTGGATGAAATGGCCTCCAACAACTCTCCAACTTCTTCAAGTGTTTTGATTGCTTGAGCCAGTGGAGTGCTGTTTTGCACGATTTGACGAGCTTCACCCCATTGGATGACTTGCATTTCAATTTGTGCGTAGCTCATGATTACTCCTTGTTGATCAACCAAACACGCAGACCTGTTTTTTCTTTTCGGGTGGAGATGACTTTGCCAGGATAGTTTTTCTTCATGCCGTTGATCTGGGCACGAATGTATCCAATCTTTTTTTCATCAGTAACAGGAATCAAGAAAGAATCACCAGATTGCATTTGGTCAAATGGATACGATTGTTTGGATGCCAGGGGGATGTTTTTTTCAATTGCGAACATGATGTTTCCTTATCTAAACCAGAGATAAAAGCCGTGAAGAATCCCAATAGGGAAGAGAAGAGCACCTGCTATTAGAAAGCCCCAAAGGCCTTCTGAAAAACAAGTAAAGATGTGGGTGAACCATGCAATGGTGCATGTCAATACAAATATTAGTCCCATACATTTCCTTAGAGGTGGGGCCTACTCGCTGCGTCTGGTGCGCTCCATCGGGAATCCCCAACAGCCAGCATCCGCTTTCAGCCCCGTTAACTCAATAGCAGCCGCACTGCATCTTGCCGTTCAGTGTTGGGTGACACTGATAGCGTGTGCCTGTAGGGCAAGCAGCGAAAGCAGAGATGGCAGCAGAGGCCAGAACGATTGCAACAATTGCTTTTTTCATTTCATTTCCTTGGTTGGTCAAAAAGGTACGTCATCATCAAAAACTTCAGCCTTTGCCTTACGGGTGGGCTCAGAACTTTGGCGGGGTGTCTCTTGTTTTGGTCGAACAGACAAAGAGAAGAACTTGCCGCTCTTTCCTTCTTTGATCCAGCCACTTAGCCAATAGTCAGTGCCATTGACGTTGATTGATCCTGCATACTCAGGATGGGTTTCTTGGGTTTTCCTTTCATTCTTGAAAAGAGCGCCACGATTGGTGTTATCAAATTCAGCCATTTATTACCTTTCAGAGTTTGGCTTTTTTAAGTGCAGAACGCACAGTAGATGACATTTGGTTAGCCAACCAGACACGCTGATCAGCATCCAATGCCTGTTCATCAATCATCGCAAGGGCTTCTTTAGCCTTCCCCTGGCTGACCAATTCTTCAACACTTGCTGCCATCTCTAACAGGAAGTCTTTAATATCTTGCGAGAGATCATCACCAATGCCACCACGAGGGGTTACAACAGCACCTGGACCCTTCTTTGGTACATCACCCTCTTCAGGCAGATCTTCACCAGCATAGATGTACAGACCCAAACCATGCAATGACAAAGCTTTGGTCATGCAACGCATGATGGCAGTGTTGACAGCAAAAGAATCGCATTCAACCCTGTATTCTTTTCCGTATTTGTTTGTTGCTGTGTATCCTTTTAATGGAATTGATTTGTTAGCACCATCCATTACAGGAAGTTGGCAAGTCATGGGTTTGTTAAACAAAGTAACAGTAACCCAAACCATTGCAGTCCCATTGATCTCCATGTAGCACTTGTCGCCAAACATTTCAACCTTGTAAGAAGCCGCAGGATCGGCCTTTAAAGCCTCTGCCCAAGCCCAGGCCCATGAGAGGTACGTCAGGTTGTTTTTCTTTTCTGTATGACCGTTTACGTTGGTCTGAAGCAGCTTTTCAATAGACATGCATTACCCCTTGAATGAAGAGTCGTATTCATCTTGAATGATCTCTTTTTGAGTATCGTCATCAAGATCTTCAAAGTAGATGAAGTGGTTTTCACCACAGCATGAGCGTTTGTCGTTGCGTGGCTCAATGCAATAGGGGCAGTACTCAACGCCCTTGAGGTCTTCTTTTGCTTGTTCCAGAAAGTCTTTCATATGTTCCTCACTTGTTATTCAATACAAAGATGCGTGCTGTTGTCTTTGTGTAATACATCTGGCCTTTGATGTTCCAAGGCTTGTTGTTTCGCTTTACAAAGCTGCGTAAAGCTTGTGCAACTTTATCGCAATCTTCTGATTTGCAAGACAGGGATTTCCCTATGTCTAATTCTTTAAAGATTGCATCGTATTTGTAGAACCTAGAGACCCGTTTTTTGGGTTGGTCAGTGGTGATACGCAATGTCTTGACATCCACTTCTTTGCCTTTTTTTGTTGACTTGAATGGGTTTTTGCCAACAAATTGTGTTTTGATTACGTTGCTCATATTTTGCTCACTGGGTTGGAAAGAAGCCACTTGTTGCCAAGGAATCGGATTGACCTGACCCATTGCTTGCAGTTGTGACGTTGAACATGGGCAGGAACACCCTCAATACAGAACAGTCGGCGGACTGTTTTCAATGCTTGAACATTCATTTAAATCTCCTTTTGTTAAAGCAGGATGGTGAATGTATCAAACTTTTTATGTTTTCTATCTAGGTGTTTACCCTGTGTTGTAAATTGTTTTTTTAGGTTAGGCTCACAGCATGAGCTACCCAAACATCATTGAACATGAATTGGCCTATGAACTTATTGTTCAGGCCACTGATCGTCTGGAGCCCTTGTTGGGCACAGATGACTTAGAAGCTGGTATTGTTGCTTCCCTGGCAGCAGCACTAGAGATTGCAAGCAAACGTCAACTGAAGGAGCTACATGAAATCTATCAACAAAAGTCCATTTGATTGGAAAGCAAAGCCATCAACATTGTTTACGCCATCAGAGAAGGCCACCATGAGGATGTTTGCTGTAACACGCAGCACAGACCGTAAGCAAATCCACGTTTATTCAAAGGCAGGTACAAAATGATCTTCAATGCAGCAGCAGAGTTCCCTAAGGCTGGTTTGACACCAGATGAGAACGGTGAGTACAAGATGGGCATGTCAGAAATGGCAAGGTTCAATGCTTACCAGGAGCAAAAACAGCTTGATCAAGAATTTGACCGATGGATGGCAGACGATGAGTAAAGGCAGCTCTCCCCGTCCTATTCCTGACCCACAGAAGTTCAGGGACAATTGGGATCAGATCTTTGGCAAAAAGAAGGCTGAAGAGCCCAAGAAGTGATATAGTAATTTGAAACCCCGGATAGGTCGGACTAATTACCCGACTAACAAGTGTTGACCCCCACTTCCGGTGCGTTTCTTTTAGGGGTTCAACTTGGGGCTCAAAATGCACTACTACCAATTTCACATTGGTGACTACGCTAGTCACACTCGTCATCTATCTTTGATTGAAGATCTTGCCTATCGCAGACTTCTAGACTTCTATTACCTCCATGAGCAGCCTATTAAGCAGCGAGATATTGCTCGTCAAATAGGCATGAGAGATCAAGAGCAAGACGTTCTTACAGTCCTTAACGAGTTCTTTGTCTCCACCGAGGCTGGCTTTGTTTCTCCAAGAGCAGACAAGGAAATACAACATTTTCATTCAAAAGTTGAACAGGCGTCCAAGGCTGGTAAAGCATCCGCTGAACGCAGGTCCAACACCCGTTCAACGGACGTTCAACCAACCATAAACCATAAACCAATAACCAGTAACCAAGAACCAAAGAAGAAAGCAACTAGCGTTGCTGCGCCTGAAGGCGTGTCTCCAGAAATCTGGGATTCTTTTGTCCAACATAGAAAAACTAAGAAGGCTCCAATTACCGAACTGGTTATGTCGGGAATTGCCGAGCAAGCAACTTTGGCTGGCTGGACTTTGGAAAACGCATTGAAAGAAACTTGCGTGCGTGGTTGGTCATCTTTTAAGGCTGAGTGGGTTGCAAAAAAACAAGGGTTTGTCAAACCACAATCTGCTGCCGAACGAGCAACAAACATTGCCCTTGGTCGACCAGCAGACTACCGAATCCCCACCCCTGAAGAACAGGCTGAACGAGCCAAACGGATTGCAATGCGATGAAAGGCTCTCAAGAGATCATCAACGCCAGGATGAACCAGAGATCTCCTGCTGCCATCTACATCATTGACCATCCAGACACATCACCAATGGAGTTCGGTGAAGTCAATGTCTACCAACTACCGCTCGACAAAATGGACTTCCGCTTTGTTGTCGGACTCCTTGTTGGCATCACATCTGTAACTGAAGAACGCTGTAAAGCAATTGCTGATCTATGTAAAAAGTGTGGAGCTAGGGCAATTACCTATGGTGTTGAATACAAATATTATGGATGATTGAAAAATGCAAATAATTAAAGATACCATCGATTTTGCTCTTTACATGAAAGAGACAGATGCTCAGGCCAAGGTCAAGAGCGCATTCATTTACTCAGAAGTTCTGAAGGAAAAACTCAGGCACAAGAAGACAGTCAACCCGATTGTTTTGCCCTGGTATGGACAGAAGGACAACTTTGAGTTCCGCAAGGGTGAAGTTACCCTGTGGGCAGGACAGAACAGTTCTGGTAAATCCTTGGTTACCTCCCAGATTGCTTTGTCCTTGATGGGCCAAGATCAGAAGGTGGCTATTGCGTCTTTTGAGATGAAGCCTGTAACGACCCTACAGCGAATGGCAAGGATGTGGATAGGGATGAACCCTATGTCTCCTGAATTTCAGTCTGATGAGGGTTTTAAGCAGATTGATGACCTGTTTGACCAGTTCAGCTACTGGACCGACAACAAGCTTTGGCTATATGACCAGATGGGAGCTGTATCTCAAGACCTGATCATTGGGATGTGCAGGTACTGTGCAAAGGAGCTTGGCATTGGTCACATCTTCATTGACAACTTGGCTACCTGTGTCATGGGTGAAGACGATATGTCTGGTCAAAAGAACTTTGTTTCCGAGTTGATCAACATTGCTCGTGATTACAACATTCATGTCCACCTGATTCACCACTTGCGTAAACCACCAAATGAATATGCTTTGCCCAACAAGTACGACACCAAGGGTAGTGGTGCGATTGTTGACCTGGTAGACAACGTTTGGATGGTTTGGCGCAACAAGGAAAAAGAAGATGAAGTCAAAGACATTGGACGAGCATCAGCAAAGTTCAACGACTCAGACCAGCTACTGCTATGCAGGAAGCAGCGCAACTATGAAGGTTCGGGTAACGGTGAACCAACCATCAAGCTATGGTTTTTACCAGATGCCCGGCAATATGTTGAAAGAGCTGGTGAAGAGCCAATGTGGTTTTGCAACTTCCCTCATGTCAGATCAGGGTAAACGCCTATGTACGAATACAGAAAGAAACAATCAAATACAGGTGACCGAGTTCAAATAGAACAAGGTGAAGCAAGAATCATCTATCGATCCTGGCAAACAACTCAAGACAACCAGTTTGTCAGAGGGATGCTAGAAAGAGTAGAAAAAATGTATGGCATGGGTGCAAAGGAAAGGATCAGATCCTACCTAACCCAAATGAAAGAAGGAACATTGATATGAATACAAACACAGGTGGGCCAGCGTTTCCAATGAACTGGGTAAAGCAGGAAGCACCAAACCTCAACGTCATCCTTGAACAAAGAGGCATGACCCTGCGCGACTACTTTGCGGCCAAGGCGATGCAAAACTTCAGGGATCAAATTGACTCTCAGTCCGAGCAAGAATGGTTTGAGCAAATTGCACAAGGTGCATACAGAATGGCCGACGCCATGCTGAAAGCGAGGGGAGCGTAATGTGGCCCTTTCCTCCACCATCTGGACCAACACCTTGGACACCAGAGCAAATCAAGCAATACGAAAAACAAAAGCGTGACCAAGCAGGAGACGCTCTTGTCTAAGTATCTGCCAATCATTGCATGGGCTGTATCAGCTGTTTTAGTGATGCTGTATGCACCTAGAACACATAACCCAACAGACTGCCAAGAGCTGGCACAACCTGATCAAGACAATTGCAAAGCAAGGAGAAAACTATGAGTGAAGTCAGATTTCAAATCATGCCAGCACAAGACCCAGACTGGAAGTGCTACTTGTTTGGCAACACACCTAGCGGACACGGCATGATTTACATCCCGGCAGAGGGCCAAGTGCCCAACTGGTTTGTGCGCTGGATGATGAAGGTGTGCCTTGGATGCACATGGGTTAAGAAGGAGCAGAAATGAGAAACACGATAGACATGGCCCGTGAAGCACTTGTTGTTCCGTTTTTTTTAAAAGAAACAAACAATGAACTTATTGCTCGGCTCAAAGATTTTGAAGCTCTTGTACGTGCTGATGAGCGTGAGGCCATCCGCACTGAACTGACGCGCATTGTGATCGTTCCAACATTGACGCACGGAACTTTAGTGAAACTGTCCGATGTTGACGCAACCATCCGAGAAAGGGGGCAAGCATGAAACGCAGAGAAATTATTGGCGCTTGGAACGCTCAAGCAGATGAAATGAACAAGTGGCATTATCTTGGAGAAGATGAAAAGCTGGAATGGGCAATGAAACTGGAGCGTGAGGCCAACAGTAAGGCTCGTGCAGGTAAGCCACGGCAACTCCCACCGGTAGGCATGGGAATGTTGCATGGTGAGCAGCAGCATTGCTTTGAGAAGGGGTGGAAAGAAGGTGCAGCAGCAGTGAGAGCCGCTATTCGAGCAAGGGGAAACACATGACGCGATGCACATTTAAACAGGGACAGTACAACTGCGGCAGTTATGCTTTTAATCTCTGGAAAGAAGATATTGAGCAGGGAGAATACTGCGACCACCACTATTGGCAAGATCAAGCTCAGAAAGCCCGTGCCGATGAGCGTGAGGCTTGTGCAAAGGTGTGTGAGGAAGAAATCTGTAACTGCTGCTGGGACGATGACGCGCAGGCCGCTGCTGAACATCTTGCTGACGCCATCCGAGCAAGGGGAAACACATGACCAAAGACGAAGCAAAACAAAACAGCGGGTTTTCATTGAACCCAGTCGGATACACAGGATTTTTTTGTGGTGGCCGAAACCCTGCTACGCAAGATTGTTTTTGGCGTTGCCGCATTCTTGAGGCAGATGGCGATCAGTTCATGGTCGAACTGGAGGACGGCAACAAAGGATGGATTCCAAAGAAAGAATTTACACCATTGGCAATGAGGAGTGAAGCATGACCAAAGACGAAGCACTCGACTTGGCGCTGGAGGCGTTGATATACGCAAGCAGTTATTGCGATACTTACGATGCCATCACCGCCATCAAGCAAGCCCGTTCAGCACCTGTGCAGGAGCCTGATGAATGGCCGACCGGATGCCCCGAGTGCGGCATGGACAGCGGCTGTGATTGCGACAGCGGCACATGGAACCCAACCGCAGCACCTGTGCAGGAGCCTGTGGCGTGGGGTTGCAACCGCTACATCGAGGACGACAACGGATTTCAAATTGGGACGGATGAGCCTGAACTCACATGGGGTAAATATGCTCCGGACGATAACGGTTGGTGGCCCCTCTACACCACCCCACCCGCAGCACAGCGGCAATGGGTTGGGCTGACGGATGAG